CAGTACGGTACCTTCCGTACAAACCCAGATGGCTCCATGTCGTTTGTTCCTCCTAGTATTGCTAACGCTAAGGGGATGACGCCTGACGAGAAGCGAGCAATCCGTGAAATGATAGGCCGTGACGTGTCGCAGTCCACCTATGCAAGTGCCATGTTTGGGTACAAGAGCATACCGACTGAAGATATTAGCAGCGCGGTACAGAAGACAAAACGTGGTATTGCTGTGGCGACTGGCGGCTTGATGCACACGACTGAGCGCCTATCACGGGAGATGATTTATCTTGCTTCGTACCGACTGAATCGTAAGGCCGGTAAGTCACATGAAGAATCAGTTAGCCAAGCCGTTATTGATACTAACGAATCTCTTGGTAACTACGGCCAATACAACCGCCCGCTGTTTATGCAAAAGGGGTTGGGTAAAGTAATGCTGCAGTTTGCGATGTACCCGTTGCACGTGACATTGTTCCTGATGCGCAACTTCAAGCGTATGCTTCCGCTGCTTAACAAAGAAGGTAAGTGGGAAGCCACCAAGATTTTCTTCGGTACGCTCGGCACGACTATGATCTTGGCAGGTGCTTCAGGCTTGCCTATGTTTAGCATGGTCATGGGCTTGCTCGGTTGGATGTGGCGCGATGAAGAGAAGCCACAAGAGTTTAAAGATATGGACTACGAGACTTGGTGGCGCACTGTGTGGTTGCCTAAGCAGATCGGCCACATAGAGATTAACGGTAAATCACTCGCCGACATCGTAGATCGTGGTGCAGCTAACGCACTGACTGGCTGGGACATCTCGTCGCGTACAAGCTTGAATGACTTATGGCTGCGTGACGTTAAAGAAACCAAGACAGCTAGAGAGAGCGTAGTAGCTCTAGCGATGGAGAAAGCTGGCCCCTCGGCTGCAATGATCCTGTCTCTCGCCGACGCGTACGAAGCCTTTGGTAACGGTGACTATCAGAAGGGCGTTGAGAAGATGTCCCCTGCGCTAATCCGTAACTTTGTGTTGGCGCATAAATACGCAAACGAAGGCGCTCGGGATGTTAAGGGTACTCAGATTATTCTGGAAGGTGGCTTTACTGCGGGCGAACTGCTCGGCCAATCTATTGGCTTCCGATCTGATCTGTTGGCACACCCACAAAAGGTGGCGTTTAAGTTAAATGCTCAGGAGCAAAAAGTAAATAATGAGCGTACCAAACTCATGAACAACATAGCGCGGGAGTTTTCCAACGGTCTGCGCACTGGTGACTACGACGGCTATATAAAACAGTTGGAGAAACGGGATAAGTTCAATATCAAATATCCTGAAAAAGGTATCGATGACGACCAGCTAGAGAAGTCCATCGAGAAGCGCCAAGAAGAAACAGCTAACAGAGAAGCGTGGAGCGGTATGCCGATGACAGAGAAGAACATTCCTGTGTTTGCTGAGAGTGCGCTAGGTGCTACCAAAGAGCTAGATAAGCGCAACAAAGAAGTGCTAGAACGTCGGCGAAAGGAAGGGAAGTAAAAAAATCCCCCGGCCAAAGAGGGGGTGCCGGGGGCAAAGATCAGGAAGAAGCAAACTTCCTTGAAGGAGCTACAGCAATGTAGCGATTTCAGTATAGCCTAAGTCCTCCAAATTCGTAGCCCCTTTACGCCTTCTTCAATAACAATTTTGGTCACCACAGGAATCCCTAACCTTTTTGTAACACGGGTTACCTCAGCCAGAGCTTCCTTGTGGTCTACGCAGGGTACAAAGAACGAATACCCCCTGTGGAACTTTGACCAATCAATGTTGTAGCTGATCGTCTCGATTTTCATTTGCTGGGATCAGGCTGTCCATCTGGATAAACTCAGACGACGAAGCATCGAACTTGAGCACCCTGACTGCGGGGGAGACCACACTCATCCCCTTGGACATACGCTTATTCATAGCCTCGACAAACACATTAGCCTCATGCAATTCTTTTAACATGTTCTTGTAGTTGATCTGCTGCTTCACGCAGAAGTCTTTGAACTGCTTGGCCGCTACGTACAGGTGCTTATTATCCGGCTCGTAACGTATCAGCAACTCCCCACGGGGTTCCCACAACGGCATAGCCTCCATATTGCTTCGTGCGTCTACCTCGCCGTTGACCACCAGAGCGTTGTTAATGTGGCTATTGATAAACTCACCGAGGAAGATTGCAGGATTTGACTGCGGAGGTTTGATGTCTTCACGCATCTCACCAAGCATCTGGAGCAGCCACTCGTACACCGCCGCCATGTCGTAGTCGTGCAGGCCAAGGCTTCGGGAAATCAAACCGCCGGTAATGTTACAAGCTGCCACTGCCGACCAGAAACGCTCACGGCTGGTGAACTGCACGGCCTTGTCGATCCTAGCCTGTACTTTGGCTAGTAATGCTTTAGCATCCTCAAGGTTGTTGACCAACCACTGCGCGTACACCTCACCTGCGTGGCCGAAGTTTTCCATCAGTTGATGGTCGAACATCTGTTTACCCTCGGCGACACTAATGATGTTAGTCGGCTTGATTGCGTACTCCAGCAGTCGCATAGACTCGCCATCGGGGGAGTTCTTAGCCGCACCGAGCTTCTCGTAAAAGCTGGCGTTAGCCGATGCCAAGGTTATGCCCTGCCATGAAGTATTGTTTAAGCGCATCTCGTTGGTCTGAGCCTTCATTTTGTTCTTGCCCCGGCCTTGGCTGATGCTGTACGCCAGATCGGAAAACTCCATCGGCGTGGTGTTCGTAATCTCGTCAATCGTGTTGGGCAGGTTATTCAGTACGCCGAGTCGGTGTATCTTAGCGTTAAGCGTGTCTTTCCAGATTGAGGCCAGCTTCTGCGGTTCCCCATAGACGCTGTTGCACATGTACAGTGCGGTCGATTTGCCTGATCCCGAACTCTCGTGGATTACGTTGATGATTGCACCGCTCAAGCCAGTAAACTTCAGCAAGGGTGAACCAAAAGCTGTGAGTGCGGCAAACGCATGGGGTTCCAATCCTGCTTTGGAATACATGTTGAACACTTCTTTCCACTTCTCGAAGTCGCCCTTCGCGTAAACCAAGGCTGCATCTTCCCGCGTAGCCACAGACGGTGGGCTGTAGAACACTCCGTCCTTGGTAATCTCACGGTCGCCAATAATAAACTTGCTGTCTTTATCCACCCACCCAAATTGTGTTCTCATAATCTCCGCCTTGTTTTGATGTTGTAGGTTCTTCACGAACGTCATGACGTACATCAGTAGCATCTCTACCTGTTTGCCCGAAGGGGCAACGCCATGCGGGGCAAGTGAGTCCCTCAGTTTTTCTTTAACGACTGCGCTGGCTAGTGGGACAGAGAACTCCCGAACTCCATCCCTTGGTAAGTGCAGCCTAAACAGCAGCGTCTCACCAGCACCGGGGTCTTGCATACGCTTGACGATATACAGGTCGTTCTCGTACACAAGCTGCGGGTCGTCCTCGTCATCCATCGGCTTGCGGTATACGCCACCGGTCTTGCCTCGGAAGAAAGGAAACGGATAGGATGGTATCTGGTAAGTCTGCGTACCCTCATCTTCTTCAATCGCAACTTCGTTGTCGGCTTCGTCGGCCTCAGCTATCTCTGCACCTAGTACTATCGGAGAAGTAATAACGCCCTTGTGTGGGCAACCATCGCAACCACCGGGGTTGTACTTCTCGAATGTCGTGCAGCGGTGTGGACCCCCAGTGCGAACCAGATCATCCACTTTATGGTCAACCTCGGATGCGTCGTACTCTGGGTACTTCTCGGACATACGGTGTGCTGCTATGTCCTTATCTATACAGAACGCAGTGATTGACAACGCCGAGCGCCACAAGTCATACGGGATACTCTCTTGGTTCTCGTAGCAGTGAAGCAGTTGGTTGCAGCCGGTGCCCTGTGCCGACTTGATCATAATGGTCTTGAACCGCTTGACCTTGTTCGCCATCATCGATTCCATCAAAGGACTTAGCTTGGACGGGATAAAGTCAGGCTTCTCCGGAGCTGGGTCTGGTGCACCGAGCAGCTCTTTGATTTGCTCATACGACAACCGAGTAGTCTTTTCGCTCATTACAGACACGTTGGCTTCGGAGTCGTACTTAAAGTTCTTAGTGCCGGGGATACGTAGGATGCGAGAAGCTTCAAACACAGAGGGGTCAACGATTAACCCATGCTTAACGCAAAGATCATACAACCGGTTTGACAGCGGCTCCCACATCTGGCGGTTGATAGTTTCTTCAAGTAGCCAGTACGCATGTATCCCGTATCCAGAGTTGACCAGTATGGGTCGAGGCAGCTTGTGTGCCTTGCAGAACTTCTGAAATTCAGCCAGCCCTTCCTCTTGGGTCAGGTAGCCTTGGATGATGCCTTTTTCGTTTGGGACGCCCTTAGTCGGTCCGCAGTCAATATCGATCCAGAGTGCGCGAAAATGCAGGGCGTTGCTGTGTTTGCGGTTATTGGCGGCTCCGTACTTTGCACATCCAAAGTACACATCGAAACCATCTTTAACTAGCTTTTGTGTTTGTGTCTCAACTTCTTCGCGTGTATTCCAGAACGTTTGGTCTGGATACTTACCTAACCCCAGAACGCAATACCGCCCCTCGGAGGGAAGTACAGCGTCGAGTAGGTCGAAAGTGGACATAGAATTTTAGGGGTAAGAGGGCACTTAGAAGGGGGGCAAGCCCCCCAACGCTCGTTGTTTTACTTGCTATTTTTAAGCTCATAGATGTACTCGGTAATCCGAGCACTTCTCTTGGGGTCTGGCTTTGAGATTCCCCAAAACCAGTTGTAAACCGTAGCCCGGCTCACCCCCAAGTCGTGCGCAACATCGTTGACTGGAATGTCGAGTTTTAAACAGAGTCGTCCAAGAGCAACACTCAGCGACTTAGGGTCGGCTGCTTGTATAGCTTCAATAAGGCGCTGACTGTACCCGTAACTCATATTAGTCCTCATCACTCCATGCTTTCACTACCGAGTCAAGGCTCTGCTTGGCAGCAGGTGCTTCGACAGCTTTCTTGCTTTCACGCTTCTTTGGCTCCGCCACTGCAACGGTTTCGAACTCTTCCTTGTCTTCCTTAGTAGGGGCAGGGAGCGCACGACCGCTGACATCGGCTTGGTACGGAGTCATCACCACCATCTTCTTTACTTCATCGCGCTGCGATGCTGGCAGGGATACTTCGTAGATGGTTTTGTTGATGTGCCCGACTGCCTCAAACAGAACTGACTGATTGTCGTTGTCTGCGTTAAAGCTGATCTCGGTGATGAACCAATCCACCGACTTACCGTTGTTGGCAAGGTACTTGGCGTAGTTCTCAAACGTGTAGCGGTCGCCAACGTTGTCACCGAACAGGGTCTTCGATGCCAAATTCATCTGGTAGACCGAGCCTTCCAGCGGGGTACCAAAATCATCAAGCAGCATAACAGCCAGTCGGCGCGAGTAACGGCAAGCTTTGGAGCTACCCATGCCAGAACCCTTGATGTTGTTAGGGCAGCTATCGCAACGATCTGCGGCAGGAGACTGCGCACCTTTATCGGGTGTACGGCCATCGTTGGAGAAGCAGTCAGGTGCCGCAGGTTCAGCATCGGGAGACCATGCTTTCGCATAGAAGATACGGCCAACGGCTGGGGATGCGTGAACAATCACAACCTTCAGGGGGCCACCAGTCTTGCCCATAACTTCGCCGCCAACCGTTTTGCTAAAGATACCGTTCTTAGGAACAATACGCTTTACACCGGTCTTGCCGACGAGGGTTTTGGTTAAATCACTGATACCTGTGTTTTGCAGGAAATCAGGCAGGTCTTGGGAAACAAGTGCTAAGTTACTCATATCATCCTCACGAAGAACGTCTAACGGTTATGGTGTACTCACTCTCTACGTTTAAACCCATAGGGAGCTTATCTGGATTCTCAACAAGAAACTCTTTCATGTGTGTCTGATGAAGTCTCTTCTCTAACAGGCCGTACGCATCGTTATCTTTGATAAAGCGATACATAGAATCCCAATCATTCGTCCAGTATCTTGATCTCACTTGACGGATAATCGTGCCGTGTTCGGTACGAATACTGTTTGCTGCGTTTTTCTTACATACATCCAACATCTCCAACTCAATCTGATTCATCTGCTGCTCTATCTCCGCATCCTTATACTCAAACTCACGTTTCATTTGCGCACGTTTGTCCCGCATCTTTATGTAGACTTTGGTAAGCACATCAAGGGGGATCGGGTCGGCGGGGGCGTCTAACACTTCATCCATTTCATCTCCTCTAATAAAGTAAATTGCGGGGTCACTGAGTGGAAGACCTGTAGGGAAACGAAAAAATCCTACGGTTTTAGCCCAGCCCCCGCCGCTGCAGTTATTATCCCCACACACAGCTTGGGTCTCAAATATCGATCACTTCACTGTCAGCACTCGCGTACCAACACGGCTGGAAAGGCTGCATCCCCAACGGCTGTGTGCAATATGCCACTATCACCCTTCGCCTTCCCATGCGTCTTGGTACGTTTGTGTCCAACTATACACCACCTTTGTACAATGTCAAGACTCATTTTCAAGTTCTTGACGATAAAGATCAATTATTTTTTCGTGGTCGTCGATGTTGCTACGCAGTAGTTGGTACACCTTGGACTCCACTGGACTACCAATGATGTGCATGATTGTCATGTTGCACTTCTGGCCGGGGCGATCAATACGTGCGTTAGCTTGCAGGTATGTCTCTACGCTAGTAGTCGGTGCGTACCACACAATGGTGTCGGCAGCGGTCAGGGTCAAGCCGTGTGATGCAGCCTTCGGTTGTATTAGCAACACATGTGGATTTGGTTTTGTCTGGAATTCTTTTACCAACTCGGATCGGCGGTTGGCCGACACAGAACCGTTGATGATCTCGCAGCTAATACCTTTGCCATCCAGATAAGTCTTCAGTAACTCCAACGTGTGCGTGAACGGCACAAACACAAGCACCTTCTGACTAGCTTCTTCGATAATTTCGTGTACGACTTTCAGTCGGTTGCTAACGTCAAACTCAATGATTTCCTTCTTATCCGAATACACTGCACCACCAGCAATCTGCAAAAGTTTGTTTAGCTTGGCAGCGGCGTTGACTGAACTAATCTCCTCCCCGGCAGCTTCAATCAACATCTTTTTCTTCATGGTGTTGTAGTACTGCATCTGCTGCGGCGTCATTGGCGCATCTCGGTCTACGTGCGTAACCGGAGGCAAGTCAAGACACTGGGCCTTCTCGAACCGAATGGCAGGTTGCAGGACACGTTGCACGGTTTGCTTTGCAGTCGGCTTTGGTATCCAGCGGTACTCGCTAATCTTTGTCATGACCATGTCGCGGTACTGGCCGAAGAACATCGGCACACCTGTGGGGTTGATCAGTTTAGCCAACCCGTACGCGTCTATCGGTGACTGCGCAGCAGGGGTGCCTGTCAACATCCACAACCCCTTGACGGTTTTGTTCAAATCACGCAATGCTTTCCACCGGTCGGTCTGAGCATTCTTATACGCCGACGCTTCATCAACTACCAGCAGGTCAAACCCCGCAGCGGCTAGCTGATCTTTGACAATCTTCACGCCATCAAAGTTAATAATGACGAAGTCGGCGTCACCGTTAATAATCTCGCGGCGCTTAGCGGCTGAGCCATGTGCGATAGCTACCGTGCGGTGCACGGCGAACTTGAACATGTCCTCTTGCCAAGCCGAACGCATCACAGAGAGTGGGCATACAACTAGCGCACGGCGCACGATACCCTTCTTCATCAGGTAGTCCACCGCCCAGATGACGGACGCGGTCTTGCCTGTGCCCTGCTCGTTGAAACAGAATGACTTGCGGTTGCTAATCAAAAACTCAGCAGTCTTCTTCTGATGGTCAAACGGGGTAAAGCCGTACGGCCTCGGCCAATCGTAATCTTCTAATAGCATTTAATTTTCACAGTTTGTCTGTCGTAATCTCTATCCACTGCATCAGCATCTCTAAGCATTACGTACGCATTGGCGATAGTGTAGTGGTACATCGGGTGATTCATCATGTCCGCAAAGCCTATCTGCTCAGTACCTAACAATGTTAGCCAGATTGTTCTAGCTTCCTCCAGCGTCATTGCATCTCCTAACTTCATTTCTTTTTCCGTTCTTTCATACTTGTTTCAGATACAACCTTGTGGTTGGAACCACGACGGTAGGAGCGGTTAGCGGAGGCTGACTCCACACGCAAGCCATCTTTATTTGTGCCGCCCTTGGACAGAGCTTTTACGTGGGAGACATCTTTACCTTCACGCGCATCCGCTTTGCCATTACCGTTTGAATCACGGCCTTTCTTGTCAATCAGTGCTCGGGCACGTTCACGTTCTTTGCGCTCGTCGGCTTCGCCTCGGGCAACTTGCTGCTGGTACTCTTTCTTGTACGGCCTTGGTTTATTTACGTAGGGCATCGTGCACCT